TGCTCGACGAGCTTCAAGTCCTGGCAGACGGTCACAAGGTTGTAGTTGCGGTCGACACCCTCGACGCCCGTCTGCATGGCCTCGAAGCGGTCGATGAAGTCGTCGATGATGAGCTGGCGATGGTTCACTGCGACGGTCATTGCGGCCTCGAAATCGCCGACGCGATGGACCCGCCGACTGCCGCCACAACCTCGGTCTGTGAGGATTCCTGCGCCTTCGTAAGATACCGGCGCGCGGGCATCCGCACGCGCGGTACCAAGAGGTACATGAAGTCGACGCGGGAACTGCGCTTTCCGCCTGCGTTGCGGGCCAGGAAGATCTTGCCCGCAGTCTTCACAATGAACAGGTCAGAGAAGTCCCGCGGCTTGGCGTACTTCGCGGACGGATGCAGCGGAATCGCAAGCGCCCGGCCCTTCGGCCGGATCTCGCCGCCCGTCTCGTGGATCGCCGCGTACCGCGCCGGAGAACCGACAACCCCCTGAACGTCATCGCCAACCGCGAACGTGCCGGACGTGAACGAGCGCCGAAGCATCCCGCGCCCTACGTTGAGCGCGCCGCCAGTCAACTCGCGCTTCACGGCACGCTCCATGATGAGCGTCGCCTTGCGCACGCCGTCGAACTTCTCTTTCGAGATACCGCGTGCCGTCGACCGGATGCGCTCCGCCGCCTCGTTGTAGCCGATGACGCGGATCGTGGTCTCAGCCATTACGCCGCACTCCTCGACACTCGCCATGGCTTGAGCAGGGATTGCACGCGAGCCGGGAGTGGGTCGCGGACGTAGGATATGGACTGCCCCTGAATGCTCACGCTCTGGATGTCGTCCCGCTCGTGCGTGTAGTCGCGGTACTGGCGCGAGATGAGGATGAGCGCTGCGAGCTTCAGATCCTCGGGCACCTCGCCGTCGTTGTCGCTATACCCGGCCTCGTAGGTGACGGTCCACCGCTGCGCCCCGGCGAGGAACGCGTACCCAGACGACGCCCGGGCGATCCGACCGAGCCGCTCATCCACACGGAACATCGACCCGTCCAACGTCTGGAGCGTTGCGCCCGTATCCGGGTCGACCTCGACAACCGTCGTGAGCGACACGACTGGCCACTGGCGAAGCTGGAGCCACACTTCGTCCGTGCCGTCGTAGGTCTCGGTGAACGAGCGCGACACCACAGCCCGACCCAGGAAGCTCTCTATGTGCGTGGTTGCTCCGTTGATGAGCGCTTCCATCGTCAGGTCGGCGTCGCTTCCGTCGTCGCCCAGGTCGGGCAGTTTCAGGAAGCGCCACGCTTCGGCCTTGGTGACGATCGCATGGGCGAGGAGGCTCACCGCCGCTTCCTCACCGTGCGCCGACGCGAGTGCTGGCGATCCATCGGCGGGGCGCCGGGCACGTCATCCTCGCCGCGCTCCATGACCTCGGTTTCGTCCAGCGAGGCATCGGGCTTCGGCGCGGCTAGCACGCTGAGACAGCCGGGATGCGCGGCTTGCAGCATCGCCACCTCGCGCTCCGTCAACTCGCGCTCCTCGCCCGGATTCGCGCGACACCACCCGGCATCCACGCGCAGCTTGAATCTGACTTTCTGCACGGTGTCCTCCGAGGGCCGGGTTGACGACAGATGCCCACCGCTCACCGTCAACCCGACCCGCTTCTGGAGTCCTTCCTTGAGTGCTCTCGCTTCCCCGTCGCTCACTACTTGGTCGGGTAGTTGATGTACACCTTCTCGCCGTAGCTCGCGGTCGTGAGCGCGTAGAGCTTCACGCGCATGTACCTCTGAGGAATCAGCAGGTAGTGGATGCGCGGGGTGCCCTGAGCCGTCACGGAGACTTGCAGCGCGTAGTTGTAGAACGAGTACCAGTTCAGGTCGTCGTCGCTGGTTTCGATGCCGACGTGAATGGTGTCCGAGCCGGTCGTCGAGTACGCGGTGATGGTGATGGGCAGATACACGAACGGAGTCACGGCGCCGGTGTACGCCCACTGCGTCCAGTTCGGGTTCTTCAGCTGGATCGTCGGAGACGTGACGAGGGTCGACGCCTTGCACGAGTCCGCGTACACCAGCACACGGCCGAAGCCGTTGTTGATGACGTGACTCGACACGGAGACGGAGGCGGCCAGCGCGGGAGTGGCAAGCAACATCCCAACAAGGGCCAGGAGCGCGATCTTCTTGAGCATGTGTCTGTTCCTTCTTTCTACGGATGGGAGCGAGCCGGATCACCCGACCCGCCCCCGATCACGTCTTAGGCCAAGCGCGGGATGTTGTAGACGTAGGCGACGGAGGTCGCGGTGCTCGGGGCCAGCGGCTGGAAGTCGCCGCGGCCGAAGAACACCAGCAACTCGGCGTCTACCGGGGTCAGGCGCTCGCGCTCGACACCGAGGCCGGGCCGGGTGCCGATCATCCAAGCGTCACGGTTGACGATGAGGTACTGGGTGAGCGCGTCGGTCGTCGCCGAGTTCACGCCGGTCGAGTCGAGGTCGGCGCGGGAGAACTCGCTGATGATGTTCGGGATGCCGTCCGTCTGGGAGAGCTGCCCGTTCAGCACCGTCGCGTTCGGTCCGAACTTGTCGATGGTCACCACGTCGGCCTTGCGCGCCTCGATGAAGGCCATGTACGAGTGCCAGTTGAAGATTCGCGCGAGGCGCGAAGGCTGGCCCGCGTACACGCCCATCGCGGCGAGCGCCGCGCGGTCGGTCGTGCTGGAGAGCGCGCCGCCGTCGATGCACACGCTGGAGCCGATTCCTAGCGCGTACTCGCGCAGCCCGTCGACGAACACCTTCGGCGAGGTTCCGCCGCCGGCCAGCTCGGTGATGTCGGAGTCGATGTGGGTCGCGTCCGTGTCGCCGTTCTGGATGCCGTCTTCCCATCCGTCCGCGATGCTCTGCGCCATCTGCGCCACGAGCCACGGCATGGCCGCACCGACCGCGTCGTCGGACCACTCGCGGGTCGCCACTTCGAGCGCCCGGAGCTTCTTGGCGGTGAAGGTCGCGAGACCCGTCGCCGTGAGGCCGTAGAACGCGCGGGAGGCGTCGGTGAGGGTGTACGCCGTGGTGACGGTCGTCGACTGCGCCACGACCTGGGCCACACCGCGAGCCGCGGCGAAGGGCCACGTGAACGGGTTGGTCGGCATGGGGAACTCGTTGAAGAGCGCCCGAACCTTGAGCTGGAGCATGATGAGTTCGTGGATCTGCTGCGAGGTGCCGGTCGGAATCCACTGCGACCCCTGGCCGGTGGTCGTGGTGTCCATCGCCTTCGCCAACTCGTCGCGGAGCTGCGCGAACTCGGACCAGATGCGCGTCTGGGTGATGTCGGGAACCGACTGCCCCTTGGCCTTGAGGCCGGAGAGGATCGCCTGCCCGATGATCACGGCGTCGTTGCGCCGCTGGAGTTCCTCGACGAGGGCCTTGCTCGATCCGGCGGAGGCCGGAACGCGCGAGCCCATGAGCTTCGTGAACGACTCCGGCGAGCCGTCGAAGCGCAGGAGGCGCGGGTCCATCTCGGGGAAGATCGCCTGCTTGGGCGACCGCTTCTGCTCGGCCTGCACATCGGCGATGATGCGTTCGGCCTTCTCCATCCGCTCGGCGAGCGGGGTGACCTTCTCGGTGATCGTGCTGTTCAAGTCGGCGAGGGACTTCTTGAGTTCCTCGCTCGGGGTCATCGTGACCTTTTCGTCTGCCATCTTCGTACTCCTTCTCCGCGCCATGCGGAGCGCCTGGCGGGACTTAGGCCCGCTGTAGTTGCAGGACGAACTCCCTTATGAGTTCTCCCGCTTCCTCCAGGTCGGCCGCCTCGTGGGCTTCCCGCCTGGCATCAATCCGCGTCGCACTCACGGCGCGGGAAAGTTCGTCGGCGTCGATTCCGAGACCGGCGAATGTCTTGCGCACCGCGGCGTCGAGTCCGCCGGGGTGCATCAATTCGGGGTAGCGCTTCACGAGCGCGGCCCCCGCAAGGATCTGACTCAACTCGTCGTCGGGTTGGTCGGTGGCCATGCCCATCGCGGTGGCCATGCCGAGCAAGCCCTTCGCAGCGACCTGGAGTGCGTTGGGATTGGCCGGGATGCCGACTGGGGAATACTCAAGCAGCTCCCACTCCTTGAAGCGGAAGCCGCCGGTCCACTCCGGGCCGGTGTCACTGTCATGCATGATCTTCTCGTAGGACTTCGGCGCGAACCCGATGGAGACGCCGGGCATGAACCCGGCACTCACCATCGCCCATGTCGTGTCGGCAATCGGGTTGAGGCCGACTGCGTACTCGGTCTCGGCGCGCACTTCGTCGCTCTCGATGCGCTCCCAAAGCGACCGCCCAACCGGGAAGTCGTAGGAGCGATGCGCGAAGAACACGACGGGGTTGGAGCGGAAGCGCGTGTTGAGCATCCCAGAGGGCTCCACCACGTCGCCGTAGCTGTCCACCGTCGCGTCGGTGATGCGGTAGATCGCGGTGTGCTTCTCGGCGTCGATTTCCTTGACCACCGATCCGGCAACGCCGCGCCCGATGAGCTTCACGTCTTCGCCAGTATCGAGCCGATGCGCGAGCGCCTCGTTATTCCGTGTGTGCATGGGTTCCGTTTCCATTCCTGCGAGCGCGGTAGGATTCCTGCTCGCCGCTCAATACGGCCTCGATGGTGCAGCGGCAGTTGACGGTCTCGCCGGGGTCTTGGGATGAGCCGTCGCCGGGGAATGCGAGCGTCGCGTCGCCAACCTGGAAGACGCCGGAGAGCGGCACTTCCTGACCATCGGCATCGGCGTGGGTCTCGCGAACGCGGTCGTCGCGACTCGACAACCAGACCTTCTTCTCGACGATCCCGCCTGTCTGTGTCCACGCCTCAAGCGTTCCGGCGTTGTATGCGGCGCCAGACTCGGTGACGGCGATCGCGTTCGCACGGGCGCGCGTGGCGTCGAATACCGTCTTCACCCGGTCGGAGAGTTGGAGCATGTTCTCGCCGCCCTGGATGCCCTCCGCGAGCGTCGTCGCGAGACGATCCTTCGTGGTGGCGTCAACGCCCTTGACCAGTTGCGCTCCCGCTTTGTCCAGATAGGACACGACGGAAGGCTGGAGAAGAGAGAACTGCAACTCCGTGAGTCCCAAATCCTCAAGCGCGTTGGTCCCGGCACGG